TTCCGATCTGCACCGCCCTAAGATTGCAATCGACGCTTTCACTAACATCTTTGGTGAGACAGCCGAGATGGTCCACGTTGGTTACCAGTTAGTAGTACGCAAGAAAGGATAAGGATATGTTTGAGCTAATTAGTTTTGTTGCCGGTGCCTTGAGCGGTCTCTTTGTCGGAATAGTTCTTACGGTTACCCGTACGGGACAAATCAAAGAAGATAACGAGCGGCTCAATGCCGAACTACATAAGCTGACAGACCATGACGAGCGTGGCCGTTTCAAAGGCGGTAAGTAGTGCCAACAGTAAGTAGACCTAAACGGGTGTGGACACCTGAGAAGGACGCACAGTTACTAGAGTATTACCAACACGGCCTAAGGCCAGCGTACATGGCGGAGCAGATGGGGCTTACGATTGCTTCCGTGGAGTGCCGCTATAGGAAATTGAAGAAGGCGAAAGCAGATGACTGACGAGAAACGCCCTAAGATTATGATTGCCACCCCCATGTACGGGGGCATGTGTACAGGCATGTATGTGATGGGCTTGCTCAACACTATGTCAACGATGCGTGAACTGGGTGTCGAGGTGCGTTGGGCACACCTTACCAACGAGAGCCTTATCACCCGTGGTCGCAACGAGCTTGTACGTACTTTTTTAACCACAGACTGTGACTACCTGATGTTCATCGACGCCGACATTGGTTTCGACGGACAAGCTATCGCACATCTGCTGGCCGTGGACGATGATATCGTATGCGGTATCTACCCCAAGAAGGAAGTGAACTGGGACAGCGTCAAACGTGCGGTGGCCGCTGGTAAGGACGACATACAAGACCATGCAGGTGCGTTTGTGTTTAACATGGTAGGTGACGCACACGCTGAGACTGATGACCGAGGCACAATCGAGGTGCGGCATGGTGGCACAGGCTTCATGCTTATCAGGCGGGGGGTATTCGACCACCTTGCGCCACACGTACCAACCTACCGGACATCCTCATTCATCAAGCCAGATGGTGAGTATGACAAGCCACTGACGCATGAGTACTTCGCTACGTCGATAGACGAGACAGGTGCATTGCTGTCAGAGGACTACCACTTTTGCGAACTGTTTCGCAAGCACGGGGGGAAGATATACGCCCACCCCTTCGTGAAGTTGGACCATGTTGGGACATATGTTTACAACGGGGACATTTTGAAATCAGGCGGAAACCTAAAGTAAGGAGCAAATGAAATGAGTAAGAATAACAAAGCAGCGGATATTATAAAGCTACTGAACCGTGGCTATTCAATTAAAACCATTAAGAAGCTTGCCAAGACAAGCGAAAGCTACATCTACTTAGTTAAGAAAAGGTTGGAAGAAGCAGCAGGGGAAGCCATAACCACGGCAGATGAAGTCATAATTAAAGCCGCAGAAGCTGTTAAAGAGGCTTGTACCTTTACACCTAAGCCAGAACCCGAAGTCACGACTAGGGAAGAGCTGGATACTGTGCTAGACAAAAGGGAAGAACAGTACGGTTCATACATGCAATCCGCAGACACGGCTATTAAGATTAAGAGTGCCATGCACAATGCGATTGCCCGTAATGACTTGCACTTATACCCTGACCAGTTGATGTCATTGGATATGATCGCAGTGAAGCTAAGCCGCATCGTAAATGGTAACCCAGCGCACAGAGATAGCTGGCTTGATATAGCTGGTTATGCTACGCTAGTAGCTGACCGTCTCCAAGGAAAAAGCAGGTAACATGACAGCGTGGTCCTACAGCAGTATCAAGACTTTCGAGCAATGTCCGAAGAAGTACTTTCACCTCAAGGTTGTGAAGGATATCAAGGACGAACCCGGAGAAGCTGCCGATTACGGGACCGCTGTGCATTTAGCTGCCGAGGAGTTTATCAGAGACGGTAAGCCTATCCCCGATAAGTTTGCTTACATGCGACCTATTGTGGAACGGCTTGCCGGTTTCTCCGGTGAGAAGCGTACCGAGATGAAGGTAGGCTTACGCAAAGGCCCCGATGGTTTCGAGCCATGCACCTTCTTTGATAAAGACGTATGGTATCGCGGCATCATCGACTTGCTGATTATCGACGGTGAACGTGCATTCCTGTTAGATTACAAGACGGGCAAGAACGCCAAGTACGCAGACATGAAGCAGCTTGATCTTATGGCTGGTGCTATCTTCGTACACTACCCGCAGGTGCAGGAGATTAAATCCGGTCTGCTATATGTTGTATCAAATGAGTTCCCTAAGAAAGTACACGTAAGAGCAAAGCTCGATCAGTATCTTTCCGTGTTTGATACGCAGCTTGAAAACCTTAACGATGCGCTTGAGAACGGCGTGTTCAACCCGAAGTCTGGCCCTTTATGCGGCTGGTGTCCTGTGGTAGAATGCGCACACTGGAGGCCCAAGAGGAGATGGTGATGCCTTACAAAAACCCTAAGGACCGCAAGTATACAGGCGCTGCCGCAGCCTATGAAGCGCAGCCAGAACAGAAGAAGAACCGCGCTGCGCGTAACGCTGCTCGTGCCAAGATGATGAAGGCTGGTAAGGTCAAGAAGGGTGACGGTAAAGACGTTGCTCATAAGGTGGCCTTCGACAAAGGCGGCTCGAACAAGAATGGTGTGCGTGTAGAGAGCGCAGCTAAGAACCGTTCTTTCGTTAGGGATAGCAAACGCAACCTTGTATCCGAGGTTAGCAAGCGGGAGCGCAAGAAGCGTGGAGATAGTTGAAAACAAAGCGTTGCTCATAGAGACAGCGGAACCCAACCTGATTACCGACAGCATCATAAAGAGCGCGGTGGTCTCAACCAACGGGAGCAAATACAAAGTGCTAGTTAGATGGGGGCTAGAGGAAGCCCAAACCCTTGCGCTGCTTGAGCATAAGGACATACCCTCACCGATCCTGCGGGATTATACATGGACTGGTAAGCTCACTCCGTTCGAGCACCAGAAAACAACAGCGTCCTTCTTGACGTTATATGATCGCGCCTTCTGCTTCAACGAGCAGGGTACAGGTAAGACAGCTAGCGTCATATGGGCAGCAGACTACCTGATAAAGCGCGGCGATATTAAACGTGTGCTGGTGCTGTGCCCCCTGTCAATCATGAAGTCAGCATGGCAGCAGGACTTGTTCAAGTTCGCAATGCACCGCTCATGCGGCGTGGCTCACGGTGACGCTAAGACCCGCAAGAAGATTGTCGCCGCTGGTGCAGAGTTCGTCATCGTTAACTATGACGGGCTGGCTATCATCAAGGATGATATCATAGCTGGTGGCTTTGACCTTATCGTGGTGGACGAGGCGAACGCATATAAGAATGTGCAAACAAACCGCTGGAAGGTGCTGAACGAGATCGTCAAGACGAATACACCCCGGCTGTGGATGCTTACTGGTACGCCAGCAGCACAAAGTCCACTGGACGCCTACGGGCTGGCTAAGCTAGTTAACCCCAGCAAATGCCCCAACTACTACAGCCACTTCCGTGCCGAGACGATGTATCCGGTAACGAAGTTCAAGTGGACACCTAAACCCGGCTCCGATGCTTATGTGCATAAGATGCTACAGCCAGCCATTCGGTTCGAGAAGAAAGACTGTCTCGACCTACCTGCCGTGACTTACCTAGATCGTGACGCACCCCTCACCGTACAGCAAGCAAAGTATTACAAGCAGCTTAAGACCGAGATGCTTCTTGAGGCAGCAGGTGAAGAAGTCAGCGCAGTCAACGCAGCGGTCAAGATCAACAAGCTACTCCAGATAAGCGGAGGTGCGGTGTATTCGGACACTGGTGAGGTCATAGAGTTCGATGTGTCTACCCGCTTGAACGCTGTGCTGGAAGTCATAGCCGAGGCTACTAGCAAGGTGCTGGTCTTCGTGCCGTTCACGCATACCATTGAGCTACTACGGGCCAAGCTGCAAAAGGAAGGCATCACCTGTGATGTCATCAACGGTAAGGTTTCGGTCAACAAGCGCACGGATATAGTCACCGAGTTCCAGACCAAGAAGAACCCGCACGTGCTGCTCATCCAGCCACAGGCTGCATCGCATGGGCTTACGCTTACAGCAGCAGATACTGTAATATGGTATGCGCCGGTAACCAGCGTGGAGACTTACCTGCAAGCAAACGCCCGTATCAATCGTCCCGGGCAGAAAAACGCTATGACTATTGTGCACATACGAGGCAGTGAGGTTGAAGACAGGTTGTACTCGATGCTGCGCGGTAACATCAACAACCACGAACGTATCATAGATTTATACAGGCAAATGACGGAGGAATGAAATGACTGAGAATACAATGTTTGAACGCCCCCCAGTATTTAATTTTAAGGTGGGTGACCGTGTTACGGTAAAAGATGGGCTGCACCTAAGAGCCACTGGCTGCACTAAGAAGGCATACGCCCTAACTTACCCTGAGGGTTTTACGATAGTGGATATGGCTTCATACAACACACACAGCCATGACTACCAATGCAAACCTTTCGTTGAAACGCCCCACTCTAGGACGATGTTTATTGAAGAAAAATATCTCAAAGAGCTTGACACTGTATAGTAACAGGTTCAAAGCAGAAGACCGACCATAAGGAGCAAAACATGGAAAATGAAGTAATACCGGCTGATAAGCTGGTAGCAGTTTACCGTCGCATACGTTCAGCTATCGAAGACCTTGAGACAGCGCACTCGAAAGAAGTCGCGGTCCTTAGGGATAAGCTGGACATGGTCTCTAGCAAGCTGCTCAAGATATGCAGTGACCAGAACCTCGACAGCCTTCGTACTGCGGAAGGCACCGTGACACGGCGGGTTAAGTCCCGCTACTGGACTACTGATTGGTCCACCATGTACAATTTCATCAAGGCTAATGATGCACCGTTTCTCTTAGAGCAGCGTATCCATAACGGGAACATGAAGCAGTTTCTTGACGAAAACCCAGACCAGCACCCTGCTGGCTTACAGATTGATAGCAAGTACGCTATCACTGTACGTAAACCGACTAACAAGTGAGAGATACCATGAGCAATATAACAATTTTTGAAGAGCAAAGTGGCTTTGCAACCGTCAAGCGTGAGTCGCGGTTGGCAGATAAGATCAGTTCTGGCACCAGCTTACGCCGTATCGCCACCAACACCAACGGCACCTTTAAGCGTGTCGTCAATGGTGAACAAATTGGTAAGGCTGTCCCGCACGAGATTAACATCATCGTCGTTGACATGCTTAAAGAAGTATCACGCGAGTACTACGCATCTGACTATGACCCAGATGGTAAGGCTTCACTGCCTGATTGTTGGTCGCCTGATGGCCGCACCCCAGATGCCAAAGCACCTAATAGGCAGGGTTCTGGCTGCGCTTCATGCGGTATGAACATTGATGGCTCTGGTGCCAAAGGCCGTGGTAAAGCTTGCCGCTTCAAGCGCCGCATCGCGGTACTCGTTGAGGGTGATCCAACTGGTGACATCTACCAGATGAGCTTTGCTGCTAAGTCGCTATTCGGTAAGGGTATCGGTAACGAGCATCCGTTTGAAAGCTACTGCAACTACCTCAAGGCTAATGGTGAAGCACCGGACACGGTGGTGACGAAGGTTATGTATGACCTCGACGCTGACACGCTGACCCTTAAGTTTAAGGCAGTACGCCATCTTACGCAGGATGAGTCTGACCTTATTGATGCCGCCTTTACCAGCGGCGAAGCCCAGCGTTACATCCAGCTTACCACTTCCGAAGTTGATGGTACCAAGGCACAGCCAGTAAAAACTATCGCAGCACCAAAGGCAACGATGTTTGACGAGCCGGAAGAAGAAGAAGTAGTGGAGCCGGTCAAGCGCGTCTCCAAGAAGCCACCTATTGCCGAAGTTCCCGACGAGGATAAGGGCCTCTCGGACTTGCTTGGCGAATGGGCGGAAGATTGATCCATGTCGCAGGGCTACACAATTAAAGTAGCTGACGCGATCAGGAACGCTGACGGTAACTTACTAGGTGTAAAACTTGGGCGGGCTTGCTTGGACCGGGATATCTCGGTTCAAGAGGCTGCTCAAACCCTAGAGGTTACCCGCCAGACGATTTATCAGTGGTTCTGCGGGGAAACAAATCCACAAGCGCATCATCTTGACGCGATGCTAAAGTGGATGGATGACCTCGGAGCAACTGTTTAATCTTGATTTTCAGCAAGAGAGATCAACCGACAGGCATTGCCTGTGATAGTGGACTATACAATGAATCACGTAGACCTTTTGAGTATTGTGCAGCCAGCTGATGGTTGGTTTGCCGTACTCGGTATCAAGGGTGAGCGTGACGTAAGACAGAAACTTGTAGCTACTAGGGAAGAGGTAGACACCTATACAGAGCAGTACGTTGCGGAAGGTCGCAACGTATTCTTCGGTGTCGCCAAATATGAGACGGGGCAAAACAGGCAAAAGGAGAACGTCAAAGCTCTCCGATCATTCTGGGTGGATATTGACTGCGGCGAAGCAAAGGCCGTGGTCAACGAGAAGACGGGAAGGCCAGATGGATACATCGACCAAGACGCAGGGTTAGCCGCACTTCGGCAGTTCTGTAAAAAGGTTGGGTTGCCAACACCCCTCATCGTTAACTCAGGACGCGGTATACACGCATACTGGCCACTGACCCAAGACATAACCCGCCAAGAGTGGGAACCAGTAGCAAGCAGACTTTCTACACTATGCGTCACGCATAACTTTTATGTAGACCCAGCCGTGTTTGAGGTAGCGCGTATCTTGCGTATACCGGGCACATTGAATTTTAAGGATAACCCGCCCAAGCAAGTGTCGGTGATTTCTGACGCTCCTCCGGTGGAGTTTGAAGAGTTCCGCACTGCGCTTGGGGTTGAAGCCCTGCGCGAAATGGTTGTACCTGAGCGGCGCAAGAGCAACATTTCCGAGAAGCTACAGGACAACAACGTATCCCGTTTCTCCAAGATCATACGGCGCAGCCTTAAGGGTGATGGCTGTCAGCAGTTAGTATCTGCCTATGAGGAACGAGCTTCGCTGCAAGAAGTCCGGTGGTTCGACGCATTGTCGATTGCCAAGTTCTGCGTAGATAGGGACACTGCGATCCAGAAGATGTCGCACGGGCACCCAGACTACGACCCAGCTAGGGCGCTGGATAAGACCAAGCATATCATGGGGCCACATAACTGTGCGACCTTTGAGCGCAACAATCCGGGAGGTTGTTACGGCTGTCCCTACTTGGGTAAGATTAAGAACCCCATCGTACTGGGTAGGGAAGTAGCAGAGTCCGAGACGGAAGATGGAAACTACATTGTCCCTGCGGATGGTGAAGCCGATGTGCCCATCGACCACCGTATACCCGAATACCCGCTTCCGTTTACACGGGGTAAGAAGGGCGGCATCTACTTGAAGCCAGAAAAAGATGAGGAGACACCTGTTCTTGTCTATGAGCACGACCTATATCTGGTGAAGACTATGACTGACCCTGAAGAGGGTGACGTGCTAGTCATGCGGTTGCACCTACCCAAAGAGGGTGTACGCGAGTTCATCATCACGCAGAAGCAAGCTGTCGGAGATGCAGGTGAGCTTCGCAAGGTGCTGGCTATGAAGGGCGTAGCTGCCACTGAAAAGCAGTTCAAACAAATTATCTTGTTCGTGACCATGTCACTCAAGGCGATACAATATAAAAGGAAGGCAGAGCTTATGCGTATGCAGTTTGGCTGGGCTGATAACGACACCAAGTTTATCATCGGGGACCGCGAGATTTGCTTCGACGGTACATTCCATAGCCCACCATCATCAACAACACGTGAATGGGCAACGCACCTACACGCAGAAGGTTCCTATGAAAAATGGCAAGAGGTCATTAATTTGTACGGGCGTCCGGGGTTAGAGCCACATGCGTTTGCTGTGCTTACTGCGTTCGGGGCACCGCTCTTCAAGTTCACAGGGCAGTCTGGTGCAATCATAAACGTCATCCACCCTACATCGGGTACGGGTAAGACCACCCTGCTACACGCAACGAACAGCATATACGGCCACCCCAAAGACCTATGTGCAATCAAGGGGGATACTGCCAACGCTAAGACGCAGCAGCTTGGTGTCTTCAATAACCTGCCGTTCTGCGTGGATGAAATTACCAACATGACAGGGGCAGGGCTGTCGGAAATGTCTTACAACATGAGCCAAGGGCGGGGTAAACACCGCATGAAGGCATCGGCCAACGAGCTTCGTAAGAACACTACGACATGGCAGACAATCAGTCTCTGCTCGTCCAACGCTTCGATTTACGAAAAGTTGAACCTACATAAAAATCATCCCGACGGCGAGATGATGCGCCTACTAGAGTATAAGATAGAGACCAGCGATGCGATCCCGGTGGACTACGCAAAGCAGATGTTCGACTTCCAACTGCTTGAAAACTACGGCCATGCCGGACCTATCTATATCCAGTGGGTAATAAACAATCTCGAAGACGTTAAGCGTACACTCAAGGTCGTGCAGGAAAAGGTTGACCGTGAATTGAAGCTGACACAGCGGGAACGCTTTTGGTCTGCCAAGCTTGCAGCTAACCTAACTGGTGGTATGATTGCTCGTCGTCTTAAGATTATCAACTGGGACATGCAGCGTATATACGCATGGGCAACGAGCATGGTCATTGATACACGGCAGGATGTAGACGCACCTAATATCTCAACGATGGCGGTACTGGGTGATTACCTCAACCGCAATATCCATAACATCCTTATCGTTAACGATGGGGTGGACAGCCGTTCCAACTTGGAGCTAGGTCCTGACCTTGAACCCAAAGGTGCGCTCTATGCTCGGTTTGAGCCAGATACTAAGCGCCTGTTTGTGGATCACAAGCATTTCCGTGAGGACTGCATCAAGGCGCAGATTAACTATAAAGAGGTCATCAAGGATTTTAAGAAGTGTGGGGCTTACATCGACACAGGCAACAAGCGTCTGTCCAAAGGTATGGCGATAACGACACCGTCCGTATACTGCATCGAGTTCGATACCAGCGTGGGTGAGTTCCTTGATATGGGTGTCTTCGTACCGGAGAATGAGGATGCAGGTTGAGGGTGTAACCTACGATGTAAACTGGAAAGCCTTTAAGAGAGGCACTGACATTTTCATCCCGTGCCTAGACCCCAAAGCAGCAAAAGCACAACTGCTTGTGGTCACTAATCGCCTTAAGCTCAAGGTGTTGATAAAAGTGACGATACAAGATGGGATTAGGGGTTTACGTGTCTGGCGTTTGTAGGTATACTCGCCCTCGCAAGTTTTGCTCCTTGCACGGTTGAAAACCTCTCTACCCCTCACCGGACCTATCCCGGTGGGGGGTTTTTTATTTCCCTTCGAGCAATTTTTGAGCGTAGTACGACTCAACTTTATCAAGCCCCATGCCTTGGATATCGTACTTTGCTTCCGCCGCAGAGCCGATCAACGACTTGTACATATTGGCGTAAGAGATACCGTAGTACGGATTCCCAATCTTCTTGTTGTATGCCATGATATCATCGACTGCCGCACGTGCTTGCTCTTGCCCGTCTGCGTCACCGTTCTGGATGCGGCGCACCGCTTGCTTGTAAGCGTTGAGCAATTCGCTCTTCTGCTCATCCAGCTTCTTCACACGGTTTAGTACGTCACGGTTCTGCTTCTGTAATTTAGCAACCTGCGTAGGGTTAAACCCAAGCACCGCGCCGATAATAGCACCATTGCTTATATCTTCTGAGTCCAGTTTGATCTTCTCGTTCTTGGTGCGCACACCTTCCGTAGCAAGACTGTAAGCTTTGATTGGTGCACGGATCATAGCGGGAAGGCCAACCTCAAGACCTTTAAGCACGTTACCCTTGGCGACTTCTTCACCCATGGATACTATGTTAAGCGAAGCAGACGCACCGGGGATGTTTTCCACCAGCGCATTGTTGACGGTCTGCGACCACGTATCTGCATCGCTAGGTGCACGGAACCACATACCCGCAAGGTCAAGCGAGACGCGAGAGCCAAAGTTCCAGCCTGTCCCTTCGGACACAGCACCATTCAGAATGATATCACCCAAGCTAATCTGCTTACCGCCTTCAGCCGTAACTGTTGGGGGGCCAAAATGCTCCGGTATCCACTCGTAGCGGAACTGCATCTCGACGCTGTCGGCAGTAAGCGGGTTCTTCTTCATCCGCTCCTTGCGATCTTCATCATCGTCAAACGCATCCTGCATGGCTTGGAGAAGCATCATGCCCAAGGTGTAGAAGGGCATACCAGTCACGCCGCCCATCAAGAAGCCCATACCCAGAACGCCTGTCATTTCCTTCATAGCAGCAACGCGCTCTTCACGTGGCGTGTTCTTACCTAAAATTGCCCGGAAGCCTTCGACAAAAAAGCGCGTGGTGATAACAGAGTACTGCTTAAACAAGAACAGTGCCTTGGCAAGCTCACTACCCTTCATCATAGGAGGACGGTTAAAGTTGCTGTAGTTCCCAAGCGTATCGTTAACGGTGTTCTTAGCCGCTATGATGGCACGGGTCTGGCGGTCCTCTGCGGACAAGCCAGCTTTCTCCAGCTTATCATACTCAAGGTCATAGGTTGCCATGAACGTAATTTCACGTGTCATTTGCTCGGTTGTATCGAACATGTACGTCATAGCGTCGTAGGCTTTTTGTCTTACTTCTCCTGCCTTACCCTGAGCAGCGGTCTGCGGGGTGCGCTCGTTGTGCATCGTGAACTCAGACAGCGGGATAATGATCCCATACTCATTAGCCGCACGGGTTAGGGCATCTGTGTGCCTTTTGCTGTTCTTCACTTTGGGCGACTCAAGTAGGGTCAAAATGCGGAACGATTTACGGCCCGAAGTATCAATGCTTTCCAGCTTAGGCGCATTGGTGAACACGTTCATATACCGAGCCATGGCACGGGTGGTCTGGGCCATGCCGTACTTACCCCACAGGTTAGGGGCTACGCGCATAGGCAGAGAGGCTATCTGGACGAGAGCCGTGGCAGGTGCGGTCAGGAAGCTTATATACGCAAGCTGGTTCATCCAAGGGACGATTTTGTTTGCAAGCCCTTGTGTCTGAGGCTGCATGTCACCTTGGATACGGTACTCAAGATTAGTAACAAAGTCACTGGACATAACCTTCTTGTCGGCAGGCTCACTTTCATACGCAGCCTTAGCGGCTCTAATTTCCCTGTCGATCTGCGGTGCGAAAGCAAGACGAGAAACGTCTGACGCATATTCTTCAGCCGTAGCCCCAACAGTACGTAGGATGTCCGAACTCCAACCAAGGCGGTTCTTAGACTTAATGAACTGCTTACGCACCGACCCCTCAGGGCTGGATAGCAGGAACAACTGATAGACATCGTTTTGCAAGCGCGTCTTAGTCGCTTCGGAAAAGTTATCCGTGTCGATCTCGGAGATAAGGTTTAATGCCTTGTTGAAGGCAGTGTTGGTGTTGACGCCCTCTAGGTCCTTAAGCTGCATCTCGACATCGTTACCAAGGTCGAAGTAGGTTTTGTCGTTCTTCTTGACACCCATCGCTTTAGCCGAGGCTTCCCAGTCAGCATCACGGTCCGACATAGTTTCGTAGAAGCGCAGGACAGGCTCACCGAACTTGGTCTTCTTTATACGCAGCCAGTAGTTACCGTAGCGGCGCTTAGGGAAGTACTCCTTGTGGAACTGACCTAGCGGCACCTCAGGATAGTCCACATGTGCATCCTCTGCGGAGGGTGCATTGACCATATCACCGACACGCTCTTGCTGCTCTTGGTATGCCTTCATCATCTTAGCCACAGTTTTTTCGGACATACCTGCGTCCTTCAAATCCTGAATATGCTTTTTGATTAGGAACCTACGCCTCTGGTACATGTCACGGTGCATATCGCGGACGCGCTTGTAAAGGTCACGACCCTCCTTAGGCAGTGTGTCCCACAACCTACGTGCACCTTCTACTTCAACTTCACGTTTAACTAGTTTTTCCGTAAAGTCTTTTTTCTTTTTTGCAGAAAGTTTAGGGTTCTGCAAAAGCTTGGTATACCGACGCCAGATTGCATCTGTCTTGAACGCCTCCTCCGATGTCATGCCGTCCTTCAAGGCAAGCATGTCAAAGTTGTTGTAGTTGGCATAGTCCATGGCGGCGCTAAGTTTGTTGTCGTTAGTCGAAAGAAGATACTTTTTGAGGTCGCTAACAGTCTTACTGAGCAAGCGACGGGTTGTTGCCCGTGTGCCATTCATACGATCTACAAGGTCAGCAGCGGCAAACACAGCATCCGTAACAGGGTTTTTACCCAGCTTAGTGAGCATGTAGTTTAGCATACCATCTGTCGGCAGTGCATTTAATCCGCCCCGGCCAATAAACCCAGTAGATACGGCAGTAGGACCAAGGGAACTTAGCCAGTCCTTCATGCTCTTACCTGATATCGCTGCGCCAATATTTCCAAGCATACCCCGCGAGAAGGTCTCAGGGTCACGACGGTCGTTAGTGGTAGTACCCACTTTGTCCATTGCATCTTGGACTTTAGTCTCAAAGTCAGCGACTGTGGCTTTTGCTTCGTTCTGCTCAGGTGTGCTGAACATTATCGACGAGCTACCCATGACAGTATCGTTGCCAGAGAGAGCTTGCTGATGAGCCATAGCTAGGATGGTGCGCACCTCACGGTCACTGAACTTCAAGTCTAAGCCAAGGTACTGACGAGCAAAGTCTTTGATGTACTTCAGCAGCTTATCTAACCGGCTCGCACGTAGTGGGCCTGCTTCCGACGCAGACGCAAGAACTTCTTCTACTGCACGAGCAGTAGGGTTTTCATCCTTTGAGTACAGGTCTTCGTTCGCACTAAGGAACTTATCGGCCAGTGCAGCTACACCCTTATTGGTACGGTAGATGTCATCCAGAATAGCATCCAGACCCTCACGGAACCGCTCACGTAGACCAAGGTGCCCAAGAGCCTCATGGTAGAGCGTGGGTGCTACGTCCTCAACGCCGTTCATATTGTCAGCAATCAGGTAAGCTTTGCCGTCCTTATAGAAGCCGAACGAATCAGTACGATTAAGGTCTTCAATCTCCTTGCGAATAGCAGGAGGTAGGTCCGCAACAGACTGTACCATCTTAGGCTCAAGTCTTGCGCCCCAGCGGCTTGTGATTTCCTTGACCGCGTTGTTAAGCTCTTCGAGCGTAATACCGTTAGCTTTACCTTTGCCTTTGCGGAACATGGGACGCTCGGGACGCACTTCACCCATCTCACGCCTAAACACAACTTCGCTAATGAAGCCCTTCTCGCGGTTGCGCTTGAGTTGGTCGATACGCTTCTGACGCGTGTCTACACGCTCCGCAAGTTTTTCGCGGGTGCGTTTGTAAATACCAGACTTAGCTTTTGACAGCGCGTCATTCTGAGTTTTAGTGCGCTCCTTTAGGTTCGCTACCTTTTCTGCTAGCGCCGCTTCTTCCGCAGTTAGTTCTTCGGTGACGTTACCTTCTGTATCTACTTCTGGTTCCAGACGGACATCACGGCCTAGCTTCTTGGCAAGTATCTTTTCCTCGCCTCTTAGTGCGCTGCCTTCGTCCTTGAGTTTATTAATGTCGTTCTGAATTGCTGTGGCAAGCGTCCACTCACGACTCCGCGCAAGGTCTCTGCCTGTTGGGGTACGAAGCATCTCTACTAGCTCGGTGCGCTCAGCGTTGTTAATTAGCAGTGAGTTACGGGCTGCATCAATTTCAGCTAGGAGCAAGCTCTGCTGCTCTTCTTGGGCAGGTGACAACTTACCGGCAATGCTTGGCCGCTCGATCTGAAGCGGTGCTTCCCGTTTGGGTTTTGGTTTAGTACCAGCAGCGTCACCCGGACGAACCTTCCTAACTGGGACGCCATCGACAGTCTGCTTTGGCTGGATAGGCTTCTCGATCTCAATGATACGGCGCTTGATAGGCCCAAGGCTGGGTGAGTAGAATATGTTTTTACTGCCCGGAAGCCCATAGGAGTACCGGCGACGCGGGTTGAGGTCCGCGTTATAACGGATTTCAAAGCCGGGGTTATACTGGTCAACTTCAGCCTGAGCTTCCTGCACTTCAGGCGGTAACTCTATAGCAGGTGCTGGCGTAGGAGCAGCAATATTCTCCCCCGGGTTAGCTTGTTCGGTTTCTACTTTTGTTGCAGGTGCGGCTTCTGCTTTTGGTGCACTACGAGCAGCATCAACTTCATCTTCAAGTAGTTGAGAATGACTTTTTCCGTTAGCGTCAACTCCCTGCATAGTGGAAGTCACACGGTCACCGAAATAAGCTTGTGCGAGCTTAGAACCTAACTGGGCATCTGCTTCGGTTGCACCGTGCATGACGATGTTATCAAACGAAGTAAGCGCACGACTACCCATTGAAGGGAATTTAACCTGCCCATTGTATCCATTATCACGTACAAAGTTAAGATACCCTTTAATATCCTCGGGGGTTAGTGCTAAAGCATCGGAAAGGGTTGCGTATGATTTATGGGTACTGCTGTCTCCACTTGTACCCGTACCAAAGATAAAATGTTCCCACCCCGAACTTGCGTTACGCTGCGTTATACCTTCAACATCAACATTGAGGTCATTCATCATTTTACTATACGCACGCACAGCCGCTTCGTTATCTTTAAAAAGCTGTGCACGTTCGTCAGCAGTTAGCCCGCGATACTCTGGACGCGCTGTTAATTCATTGTAAGTCTGCACACCTTTGCCGTTGGGATTACTCTTAAGATACTCGGCGTACTCCGCCTGCGTCATATTTTTAAGGTCAGCAGGTGCAACTTCAGGTGCCGGAGTAGCGGTAGGTGCGGCCTGTCCGGTAGGTGCAAGTTGTTCGGTGATTTGAGCTTTAGGGCTAACCTGATCTATTGGTGGTATGATTGATATTGGCGCAGCTACAGGCGCAACTGTTTCTAGTGGGTCAGCACCCTCAACTTCTTGTACATTAGATCGTCCAGCAGGTGCCCCAGCAACTCCCACTGGTCCAGTTCCAGATTCTGTAGTTTCTCCGGCAAGTCCTTGCCCCGCTTCTGTAGTGTCAGAAACAGAAACGCTTGGCTCACCTCCTCCAACGTCAGTTCCATCATTAGTTTCTTCCTCCGTCTGCGCGGCACGCGCAAGTTGCGTGTCTCGCTCGTCAAGAGCGATACCAATGGCTTCATCGACGCTGCCCCCGATGTTCCGTATAATCTCAGCAGCACGTGCCTTAATCTGAGGGTCTTGAGCTTCTGGTAGCTCAGACTGACCTATAGCTTCTTCAGCCGCCGATATCTGCGCAGACTGTTCTTCTTCAGTAGGAGCAACGTAAGGCTGGCTCTCCGGTGACGCACCACCAATACCGCCAAGGATACCACCAGCCAGACCTTCAAACGCAGCTTGCCCAGCCACACCAGCCATAAGGTCGGTATCATATCCTGCACGTTGCTGAGCAAGATTCTGTGAAAACCGTTCTTGGCCAGCCTGAGCAGCTTCGGGTAATGCTTCTTCTGCAAACCCTTTAGCCGTGCGCCGTGCGACACCGCGTGTAGCTTCTTTCTCAACTGCCCCTTCAACAACATCTTTGACAGCGCGTTTAGCAATTAGACGCCCAAGCTGTCCTTCAAGACCTGTCGCACTAGCAGCAGCACCAAGTGCCCCGCCCAAAGCAATCTGATCTAGGTTCTTGCCGTCGTAAGCCTGAGCTTCTTCAGCCATTGTTTTAGCTTGCGCATCGGATACACCCGCTTCTTTAGCACGTGCATACACGGCATCGCTGATACTACCCTTGATCGTACCAACACCTGACACAGCGCCAAGCGCTAAAGGCGCAAGACTTAAACCACCAGTTTCAGGGGCGGCAGCGGCAGCGGCAGCAAAGGGTATTGCAGAGCCTACTACGTTAGCAGCAGTATCAAGCGGGTTAACCATAAACGAACTGGCAGCGGCTTTGACTTCTTCCCAGATACCCTTACCTTCTGCGGCCTTACGTATAGCAGCGGCAGTCTTCTCGTCTTCGCGGGACTGGGCGGATGTCAGGCTCTCTGCATATTTAGCTACGGTGTCGAGCATACCGGAGGCAGAGTTGCCCGCACCGAACACATCGGTGAAGCTCTTACCTGTACTGGCTAACCCAGAGACAACATTGAGCGGGATGTCCGCAGCACCGGCCAGCAACCCACCGACAACGGGGATTTTTTCGAGCATGTTTTCTTGCTCTTTGCCACTGGCTTCAGGGTTTTGAGCCATGACCGCAGCAGCCACTTCAGCTTGTGAAGCATTAGGAGGCCCTGAAATCCTATAGGTTTTACCGTTTGGCGCGGTAATCTGGTAAACAGGCATAGGTAGTCCTTACTGCGGTACGACGGTTGCTTGGCCCCACTTTGACAGGTCTACTCCGGTATTACCAGTACCCTCCATACCCGGAAGCGCCATACCAGACTGCTGCTTCTTCATGTCCATAACGTCTTTAAGTGCTGTTTTCTGCTCAGGCGTACCATTTTGCATAATAGCCATCATAATCTCAAGATCAGACGGGTTGCTTGGTTTAAGCGCGGCAATTTCCTTTTGCGTAATCCGATCAAGTCCCGCCTGTGTTTCACGCGAGGTAAGTTCTTTCTCTTGGAACGCTAGCGTGCGTTGTTGCTGTTCCGCCGTTAGGCCAACCTTAAAGGCTTCCATACCAAGCTCGACACCAGCAACAGCGGTCTTACGGTCAATATCTTCAAGGGCCATGAGTTCACGAACCGCCGTGCTCTTAGCAGCTTTCTGAGTTGCCTTCGACTCTCCATACTTTTGCAGTCCGGTTTTAAGGGCCTTCGCAATAGATACGCCCACAGGCTCACCATTATAGTCGTCACCACCAGTCATTAACGTCAAACCAGCAAGGGTAAGGGCTTCAGCCTGATTGTACTTATCCTGCTTCTTTATCTTCTCGGGATCAAGCTCTTCAAGATTAGCCGCTTTTGCACGGTCCATAGCTTCATGAGGAAGCCCAGCATACATGCTGTTAGCAAACGCAATTTGATCCTCAAGAGATGCACCACGCCCTGCGGCTGTTGTAGTATCGGTTTCACGTGGCATCGGCGCAACCATACGGCTGTTCCTAGACCCCGGCTCTGTGTGCACATGGTCGCCTTCGTTAATTACGTCTGTGCCCTTACCAAGCGTACGTTTTACTAGGCTAGCAAATGTAGCAGCATCCATACCCTTAGGAGGTACGAAGTCGCGTGCGTTATCCGTCCGGTGGTAGCTATTAGGTACCCCACCTACTCGTGCATTGTCTGCGGCACTTCTTTGGCGGCTTGTTACAGTTGTTCCGGGGATAGTCTTTAATATGGTTTCTTCGTAGTAAGGACCTAGCGGCCCGCCTCCAGCAAATGCTATAACACCACCGTCAGCGTAGCCACCGTTGTTGGGTTCATCGAACATTGTGTCAGGTATAGGTAGCGAAGCAAGCCCACCTTCAGCCATTTCCATCGGTGCCTCTTCCGTAGGCATCTCAGGTGCAGGCATCTCAGGTGCACCCATTTCGGGCATAGGAGCCTGCATCTGTGCAGCTTCTGGCGTACCACCAAGACCAGCGGGAGGAGCACCCTGTGGAGGGGCACCCTGTGGTGCAGGCATACCGATACCCCCCGTAGGCGGAGCAGGAGGAGCAAATACTTGCTGGGCTACCGTTTGTTGTGGGGCTTGTTCCGTCTGTGCGGCAGACCGCATACGGTCAATAAACATACCTGCCATCGTGCCAGCCGTGGGATCAACGATACCCATCTGCATAGCTTCAGCAATCTTTTGCTTGTTGCCGCCGTAGTCCTTAGCAATCTGCTCAGGTGACTGAATGGTATAAGGTTTTGATTCCATTTTTAGCCGCCCTTAATCATGTTATACGCACCAGCTGCTGTTACTCCGGCACCCAGAAGCTGTTGGCCAATCGACGGAGTAGGTACGGTTGTTGATTCCGTAACCGTCTTAGCCTGAGGCACACCGCTCATTAGGTTCATATACTGCTGAAGCCTTGAGTATGGATCGTTAACTGCTTTCTGGAAATCTTGGTAATCTATATCGCGCAGTGACTGGTTGTACGCTTGCTCTTGCGCCGCTGTCTGCTGTTGCATTGCAAGACGTTGTGCGTCCGAGTTCTGCTGAGTCGAGCCAATATTAGCAAGTGTCTGGGCCGACTGGTTAGCCTGAGCCATACCTGCAAGACCCTGCTGCGCACCAAACTGACGCGACTGTTCTGCCATACGTTGGCGCTCAAGGTCCGACTGCTGGTTAGACTGGAGCGCAGCTAGACCTGTCTGGGCACCGAGGCGCTGGGTATCCAGTGCAGCGCTAAGATTCTGCTGCCCCGTGGTAAGTTGCGACTGTTGGTTAGCTAGCGCGGCACGCATAGCTTGCTCAGAGTTAAGACCTTGTGTCTGTAGCTGCGCTGCTAGGTTCTGCACATTTGCCTGCGAGGCAGCGTCAAGGTTAGCCAGCGCGGTGCGCACACCAGTCTCGGTACCAAGCTGCTGTGTCTGCAAGTTAGCACTAAGGTTCTGTTGACCTGTGGTTAGACCAGCTTGCTGATTAGCAAGTGCAGCCTGCATAGCCTGTTGAGCGTTCATCCCTTGAGCTTGGAACTGCTGGGCTTGGTTATTAACCCGTGACTGCTGCTCGTTCGAGAGGTTAGCAAGCGCAGTCTGCGCATTCGTCTGGGTACCAAGCTGCTGCGTTTGCAGATTAGCATTGAGGTTCTGTTGGCCAGCCTGCTGCTGCGCAGCCTGCTCTGTATTGAACTGCTGCTGCGCGTTCTGAAACGCTTGCTGCGACCCTTGGGCTTGGATACTACCAAGCTGGGTATTCAAGTTGCGCTGGTTTTCTGTCTGGGCAAGAAGTTGACGGGCACCACCATAAGTACCCTGACGTACAGCGCCAAGGTTTTGAGCAAGCTGCCCCTTCTGCGCATCGCGTACAGCCTCGTCCTTTTGAACGTCAACCACACTCTGCATGTACGGCGACATGTACTGTTGGGCCTGAGTGGAGCCAAAACTACCCGGACCCTGCATCTGGTAGTAATTGAGGTTAGGCTGGTACCCAGTCTGCGCTGCCTGCATATCCTGAGACTGCACGTTGTTACCCTGCACATTGCCGGGTTGCTGCATCTGGTAGTTATTTAGACCGGCATTATAACCCGTCTGAGCCGCACTCATCTGTGGTGTACCATATTGCTGGGCCTGTACGTTGTCCGCACCCTGCATGGAGTATTGCTGAAGGTTAGGCTGACCGATCTGCTGAGAGCCAAACTGACCCGTGTTATATTGACCTGCTTGAAGTGCACCAAGACCAGCGGCACCCGCAAGGTTAGACGCTTGGCCATACTGGCCCGGTGTCTGCATACCAGCTACTTGATTTTGGAGATTTTTCTGCTGGTTTGTAAACCCCTCAATACGCTCTCGGTCGTACATGGGTGTTTTGGTAGAAAGCAGAGTCTGGGCACCCTGCATCGCGGCGTTGTAATATGGTTGCTGGGCCGCACCGATGTTCGATGTGACCTGCGTAACATTTTGGTTTGTAGTACTAGTACCCATTACAAATCATCCTAACCCACGGCTTAGCTTAGTATCCTGACCACGCCCCGCCTTCTTCCGTGCCTTATGTGCCTTATCCATAAGCGAGTATAGCTTGTCCGCGCCGCGTTGAGGATTACCTCTACCTATACGGCGAACCGCACTTGCAGGCATAATCACTTCGTCACGAGCAACACGAGCAGGTTGATCCTTACCAATACGGGCAGGCACGCTATCGCTAACTCCGTCGCCACTACCTTGCACTGGGTGTCCACCCATCCGGCTAAGAGCTTCGATGCCAGCATTGCTACTGCCGTTTCCGATTTCAGACACTGTGCGAGCATCAAGCACAAAGGCTCCGTCAGATAGCTGGACCTCGCCACCATGAGCATAACCTGCACCTTGCTCATTAGGATCAATACCACCCATATACGTAACGGGCTGGAAGTTATACATCGGTTGGCCCTTCTTGGCCTTTGAGTTAAGCACGGGCTGCATGATCTGTGTACCACGGGCTGTGTGAGAACCGGGCTGCACAACCTGACCCATAGTGTTATATATTTCCGGCATATCTATTTCGAAGAACCGGCGCTGCTTAGACGAGAGCGGACCATTAGGGTCCATAATTTGCTTACGATCTTGTGCATAATATGGGCCTTGATATGAGTTATCAATCTGGCCATCTGGTCCCTTTACACTACCAGAAGATGATGCAGCGCCAGCAACACCTTGTAGAACTCCGTTAGCAGCTAGCATAGGAGCCATCTTGGATACAATCCCCGGAGTACCTTCAGGGAGACCAGCGCGTACAGCTTGACCGAAGCGTGAACCCAAACCGCCTGTGAACTGTCCGGGAGCAGAGGAGGCAAGCGTCTCGGTTGCACCCGTTAATGTAGCAGGGGCACCTGCGCTAATGCCACCAAGACCACCACTACCCACAGTCAAAGCTGTTGGGGAAGCACCACCTATAGCACCTCCTGCAACGCTCAATGGGGCAGCGCTCGCCGCGCCCGTAGCAGCCGTAGTGGCAACCGGAGTGGCACCAGCAAGTGAAAGCGGAGCCGATGGGGCTACCGAACTAGCAAGAGTACTAGCTGGTGCTGCGGCTGCACCGGTAAGAGCAGTAGGCGCAATAGCACCCGCACCCATATTAGCTCCGAAAAGACCTGCGTTGCTGCCTAGTATACCACCAGCGTTACCACCAAGAAGCGAACCACCAACACCTGCCGCACCAGCAAGACCCGCACCACCGAAGGCACCGAGACCCGCCATAAAGCCTTTTTTCAGACTACCCGTAAGCGCTGTCTGGCCCGCACCTACCATAAGGGCAGCAAGGGGGGCACCTACGCCAGTAGCTGCAAGGGCAGCACCGATTATCGTCGGAAGTAGTTTGCCGAGCCAGCCAGCTTCCGGCAGACCTGTTTCTGGGTTAATAGTAAGTGAACCACCATGAGCCATAGCCAAACCTTGAAGGCTATTAACTTCATTTGGCGTCATATGCACAAGCATGGAGTCGTTGCCACGCCCATGCGACCGAAGCTGCTGTGCTAGCGGGATAAGACCCGTGTTAGCACCCACAGAATGGGGCAACCCTCCGGTTGTGCCGGGTATAGGCGTACCAAGCTGCATTTGTGCCATTTGCTGGTCCATCATTAATTCCTACCTTGTCACTACTTGTATAGCACCGATTTGTCCAAAACCAAATACCGGAAGTGGTGCTACGTAAGTTGGGTTCGGGAACTTGGCTGAGATAAACTGCACTGCAACAATAGCTGACGGTGTTGCCGGAACAGCGGGGTTATTACCAGCACTAAAAGTTTTAGCTGCAAGGGCCGTAAGGCTCGTCGTAGTAGCAGACGAGTTCCACATAATCTCGACATAGTCGTTGGCTGCTAGACTAACCATATATGGCGTTACAGCAATAAGCGCTGACGGCACACCCGCACTCTTACGTGGTGGCATAGAGAACTGGCTATTTGAAGCAGCGATGTCCGTGCCATTCTTGCGGAACCAAACGTCAACTATTTCTGTACTATTGGCGGTGCTTTGGAACTGCAAGCTAAATGTAAACTGGTAAATCCCTTCATGCGAAACGACAATCCGCGAAGTGGGGCTTCCAATAGTTATAACATTGGGGAAATCATTAGTGGTGTAAGTTACGCCCACGGCTACATCGACGGCAGAAAGTGTCTGGTTGCTAGAGCTTTGAAGCACCGTGTAAGGTGTAAATATATGTTCGCCACTCCCATAGAAGTCGGTAGCGTAGATACTGCCGACCATCATATCTTCCGATACTTGCCGCTGGTTGCGGTGGCCGTACGAAATAAGTGCATCGGTCCACACGCCGTTGGCGCGTTCATACCCAATAGAAGCGTTTATAGCGGATAGGTTAGTTGTAGCAACCGTGCCGGTAGCGGTGATATTACTACCGGTAAAAGTCCCGCCCACAAAAGTATCAGCCGTATACTTCTGCGCATGATTGGGTGTGTTCGAGTCAAGCTGGGAAAAATAAATTTCAAGCACCCGCAACACCTGCCGTATATACTGCGGATCATATTCTTTTGGCGCATTAGGCAGTGGAGGTGCATTGAACTTATCAAGAGCCATTAGCGTTTACCATCTGGCCGTGCGTCAAGACGCGGTGCACCAAGCTGCCACTGGGTGCCAAGCTGGTCTGAAATAACTTTAAGTGCCATCTGACGCGCACGGATACGCATGAAGACCTGCCCTGTGTAGGCACCTACTGTAGTTTGGGTTACGTTTGCCGTATCGTCCGTGTTGGTATTGAACGCATTGCCCGGGAAGTTACGGCTCTTAATTTCTAACGTGACTTGGGGTGTGGGTGAAGTATCAGACCCAGAAAAGTCAATGTCAGGAATAATACGCCGTGTAAGCATAAACTGCTCACCGTCTTCGATGTCAAAATCGTTTGATTGGATATAGGCTTCCATAGCTATAACGTCATCATTGACCCCATCCTCGTGGTTGTAGAGGTAGCCAGAGGTAGCACTCTGCCCTGTATCTGCCGCTTGTGGGTAATGGCGCAGCGGGGTATCAAGCCAAGCTGTGCGTTCTATCGTGCCATAATACCAGACTTGGTCTAGGTAGTTATACACCACGTAGGCGTTGTTCCAGTTTGAGTCGGCAGTTGGGTAGAACCACCAGACTTCATTCCACTGCTCGTTTGTGCCACAGATAATCTGGTCAGACTGGCTGAAGTTGATGTTCATGAAGACATGGTTACGTAGGGTACACGGAAGCGTCTCGACGCGGCCCGTATATGCATAGAACTTATCTTGGCCCATCCAGTAGACGATGTTGGCAGCGGTCACCACAGCGCGTGGGGAAGCAATCGAGATATTATCTGCGTATTCCTGAAGCCCAAATACGTCAGTCGTACCAAGGAACTGAAGCGTGTATAAGTGTGTATCGGTCCAGACCAAGATTTCCTGCCGTGTTGAAAGTGCACGGACAATACGGGAACCACGCGAAACACGTAAGAAACCAGCACTATTAGTAACAGTCGGCCCCCACTCGCCGGGGCTATCTTGCGAGGCCCAACGGATAAGAAGCGGATCAAAGTCAGCCGTGCTTACACTACCATAAGGCACAGCGCCAAAAGCTAGCAGGTGTTTATCTTGCTGCGAGACCAGAAGCTGCATGACCTTAAGTGGCACATCAGCGGAACTATATCCTTGAGCAGTAGCATACGCTTGTAGCGTAATAGCACGGGTGGCAAGTGCAGTGACGGGGCTTACCGTAGTGCCACGTTCCCAGTAATAAGGCGCACCGTTACGGATGTTAGCCACAAGGTCGTTGTCGAAGTTATCCATCCACCAGTCTTGCTGTGGTAGTACGATAGGGGAGGTAGAGCTAGAACCCCATGTACCACGACCCCACGTACTTGTGCCCCAGCCGTAGCCTAGAGTTGCGCTGGCATAGCCGGTATTAATTTCAAAGCTAACCGTTATACCTGCACCGCCCCCGCCAGCTACGTTTGATGTAGCATTTGTAGATGTTTGAAATGTAAAAGAGTTAGCAGGCGTGCCCGCAGTCGCAATAAGTTGCGTTGTGTTAAGCTCCGAGGCAGGGATACCACCTACTGCCGTAGCACCAGATATATCAGCGTAGTTACCTACGGCAGCGCCGGGGTCTACAGCAAGCGTTACCCGAACAATGTTCGATCCGTTAGTCGTATAGATTGAGTTGGTAGTATTGGCACCTGTGTAAGTTGGCGAAGTAGTACGCAGCGGCGTAATGTCAGCAAAGTCACCGCCGGGGCCGTTTTGGATATAGAGCTTGGTGTTTGTACCTAACCCAAGAAAATCATCACTAAACGTGGTTATCCAACTCCACATCTGACGGCAGGTACCAAGGAACGACGAAGAAGTATTTTTAGTCCAGCCACCGATCTTCTCTGGGTAGCCTGAGCGAAACCTAATTTTGTCGCAAGCATACCAGCCGCCCTCGCCCGAATAGTCGGTCTGGTCGCGGTTCACACCGGGCTTAAACTGGAGCTTGATGAAGGCCATTAGCTTATTTGCTCAGTACAAGGATTAGAAACTGCACACTGGCATCTGTAGCCACTGTATCGCAAGTGCCGTCAGAGTTAAACGTAGCAGGCACCTCAAAATAGCCACCGCCTTCAAGTGTGCCCTTGGCGTACCATTCAGCTTCGTTTGCTGGGTAGGAGATTGTTAAGACCATTTCACACCCCTAAGTAAACGTACAAACTACGGTAGAACTAACACTTCCAAACACTTGGGCACTTACGTCGTCCGACGTTGACCAAACCCACGAGGTAGATGCACTAGCAGTAAAAGACGCCGAAGCGCGTGTAAGAACTTTGGTCCCGTTTCCAACAATAGTTAACGTGGTCCAGCCGCTGTTAGGAACCGAACCAGTGACGTTAAATATATAATTTCCGGGGTCTTCACGCCACTGAAACTGTTCAATCTGAGCGCCTGAGTAGAGGTTTGATGTGCCATCATTACAGGAACCAAATGACCCAAATTGAAAACCCCTTTTCTGGTTAAAATCTATTGGGTCGCCGTCGTTGCCTGTTGTTACCGTTTGAAGGTCAAGTAAGCCACTAGCCCCAAGTAGCGCCATCTGAATACCACTCATTAGGTTACTCCCGCGCCTGAGATGATTGCCTCGGTTGAACTGTTAAACCAGACGGTAGCCATGCCCCGTGCAGCCAGTGTGCGGTTGCCCGTATTAGTTGTGCCCGCTTGGCGAAGCGTAGTTATGCTTGCCGTTATCGTAATCGCCGAGGCGCTGTCATTGTATATCGAGACCGCGTCACCCGCAGCGAATGTGCTGTTGGGAATTGTGATGCCAGCGGTGACCGCGATACACTTACCGACATCCCCTACAGCAGCCGTGGTGGCCGTTGTAGAGCGGGGAATGCTGCGGTAACCGATTGTAATGCTGTCGATGGTAGCACCAGATGCAACCGAAGTGACCGAGCCGCTAAGAGTAACTGTGCCGGTTGAAGTGATTGTGCCGCCTGTAAGGCTAAGTCCGTTAGTCGAACCTGAAGTAGCTACAGAAGTCACTGTGCCGGTGTTTGACGTAAAGCCTGACGGGTTGGTAGCAGCATAGGCACCAAGTGTAGAGAGTGCGCCAGCAGCAGTCGTCGCGTTTGTACCACCGTTTGCGATAGGCAGGGTGCCAGTAACGTTAGTTGTAAGGCTGCAATAGGTAGTCGAAGTAGACCCCGTACCACCATTAGCAATAGGCAGAGTGCCTGTGACATTAGATGTAAGGCTGCAATAGGTAGTCGAAGTAGACCCCGTACCACCATTGGCGATAGGTAGTGCAGTACCTGAAAGGGTTACAGCCAACGTGCCTGATGCGGTGATCGGTGAACCCGCAATGGAAAGAAACGCAGGGACCGACATAGCAACCGACGTAACTGTACCTGTGGTCGAGCTAGTACCCGCACCGATTGCACTCCGGAAAGTTGCTGCATCAAGAGCAGTAACAGTGTTGTCTGCGTTAAACCGAGGGAACGTAATTGCACTTGGGTTGGTCAGTGTGAAGACGTTACCGCCCACAGTGGTGGCTCCAAGAGCCGTACGAGCCAAAGCCGCAGTGTTAGACCCCGTGCCACCTTGTGCAATGCTAAGTGCGGTGGTCAGACCACTGAGAGAAGTTATATCACTGTTAGCCCCGGAAGCTGCGGCGCTGAGTGCCGTACGTGCAGCGGAGGCGGTGTTTCCGCCAGTACCGCCAGAAGCAACAGGGAGGACTGTAGCGAGCGTCAGTGAAGTGAGATGGGTCGTTACATCTTTAACATTTGTGCCATCATTGAACACCCATATTGTTTTGCCTGTAGGTACGGCAATGCCGGAGCCAGTGGCGTTCTTGACCGTGATCGTGCCATCGGTACCGTTGTTGACTATATACGCCTTCTCAATTGCGGGAACAACGAGGTTATATCCAGCAGTAGCAGTACCAGTCAGGTTGAGGCGCAAGTTACGCGCAGTCTGCGTGGCATTGGTATCTGTCAATGTAAGAGTGACGTTGGCACTAGTGAAAGCTACATCAGCCGACCCAGCAATAGCTTCTTCAAGCGCCGTGCCAAGGTTAGTATTGGTGACGTTGCCCCAAGTGGCGCTGTTCTCGCCTGTGGCCATCAACTGGATTTTAAGGTTGCTATATGTACTTGCCATCTTCGTTCCTTACGTCGGTATCTGAGTCCAGACTACTGTGTTTCCATCATTAACTTGTGTCCACGTTACTGTTTGGGCATCAACAACAGGTATCCAGTTAGGCGTCTGGGTGTCGGATATAGCAGACCAAGTTACACTTTGCGAGTCATTTACGTCTACCCAGTTAGGTGTCTGGTTGTCATTGATCTGCCCCCAAACAAGCGCAAAGCCGGTACTACCAACAGCCGAGACCCCAATAGGGTATACATTAGCTCCAGCCTTTACGCTAGTGGTACCAATAAATCCAGAGGCAGATACGCCAGTGACGTAGTAGCTAGACTGAGTCCGCGCCGTACCAATCGCACTTGTACCAACGACCCCTGTTGGGCTGATGTTTGCTTTACCTGTTGCATCGAGCGTGCCAACTACACCCGAAGCTGAGACGCCAGAAACAAATACGTTTGCACCCGCAGTGGCAACAGCAGTACCAATAGTCCCAGAAGCTGATACCCCGGTGAGGTAGTAGGCCGACTCTGTATACGCAGTACCAATGGCACTCGTACCTACTACACCTGTAGGCGTTACATTAGCCAAGGCGCTAGTCGTAACCGATCCAACGGAGCCAAGCATGGGGTCAGTAGTTGGGTAGGCGTTACCAGCAGCAGAAGTAGTAGCCGTGCCAATAGAGCCTGAAGCCGAAACACCAGTTGTAATTACCCTTGCAGAAGCTGCGGCTACGGCAGTGCCAAGAGACCCAGTAGCTGAGACACCCGTGAGGGTAAAACTTGTACCGAAAGCGAATGTAACTGCACCAAGTGACCCAGAAGCCGAAACACCCGTAAGGGTAAAACTTGTACCAAAAGCAAATGTAACTGTACCAATAGAGCCTGAAGCCGAAACACCCGTGAGGGTAGTACTTATGTTAGCTATAACTGTAACGCTGACTGTGCCGACAGCACCAGTAGCCGTAACAGCCGTTGGACTTACACTGACACTACCGCTACCTGATGGTAGGCCGACAGCAGGTTGCCCATAACCGCTATAGTCAAGCGTACTCGACGAAGGCGTGAGTGTTTTAGCCTCAAGATAGGCAGCAGGTTGCCCGTAGCCGCTATAGTCTAGGGTTTGAACATCAGCCCGGGTCGGGAGCGCCATCGGCTTGCTCCTGCATCATCGCATCGTAACGCGCAGCCTCGGCCTGTACTTCTTCATCGGTTGGGTCTGACTGGAACTTAAACATGATTGACTCGCCGTTGATCGCTACGCGAACACGGGTCTTACCTGCCACATCCAATTCTTTGTCGATGGTGTCGTACATGGTTAGCCCCTATGCCTGAGATGCGGTCAGGTTACAAACGTATCCGTTTAAAGTGGTCCC